TACACACTCGCGTTCGCCTGCACGTTCACGAGCGGTGCTTTATTACTACACACTAGACTTCGTGCGTAGGGGCTTACTGCATCAATGGTAGAATTGTATTACCGGCGCGGATTTGATAGAGATTACCTCCCCATGTAGCAGTGGCCGCTGTACCGGTGTTGTAATACAACTGACCGGACGAGCTACCACTAACGGCTTGCTCCAAAGAAACATAACCGTACATGTTATTGCCAACAACCACCAAATACCAAGTCATACCATCGGTAATCGTAAAGGTAGTAGCAGTAGAACTGCCAGTAGTGGTGTTGACACTATAATCAGTGGTCAACTGCAGCGAATTAGCCGCTGTCAACGCACCCGCAAAAGTAGTGGTTCCCAAATTAACATGGAATTTCCAAATGGTTCCATTAGCGTAAGCAGAGGAAAAAGTACCTCCGTTTACCTCGAACGCATTATTGGCTACCTCATTAGCAGTGTCAGTCAAAACAACTGCTGTACTAGGACCAGTCAAAACCGGTATACTAGTAGAGTGCAACTGGAAAATCGGCGTATCGAACTCCAAATGATATGACATAACGACGTATCCAGCTACTTGCGCAGCTGCGCCTTGGGTGTAAACTTGTACTTCCCCACAAATCTGATCGTCAATATCAGTGGATGTTAAGGGGTCACAAAGCCGCCACAAATCATCACAATCGAATTCCATGGACAAATTTTGCCAAATAGGTGCCATTACAGCATTACCATTTGACATAACACGAGCCAGAAAACTACTGTTTCGTGTGTCCAAAGAAGGCGAAGTGACTTCTTTAGTGGTGGCCAAAATGACCTCACCGGAAGATGAAGTGGGGTTACGCGTGATAAAGTGGAAAGCAACTTTACGAAAACGATACTTCTCGTAAGCTCTAGCCAAATTACCAAGCGACGTATTTGAAAAATACGCGGGATGTATGGGGGCACAACACCCTTGAGTGTAGTTGGCAGAATTACTCTCACCAACTGAACACACATAATCCCTCCCTTCAATGGTACACTTTGTTCCCTTATGGGAAATGACCGGAACCACAGCCGACATGACTGTGCCTATGGCTGAAGGAGCAAAAACCATACCCTCCTTGGTTCTACGAGCTTTAACAGCTCGTTTAGCCTCAGAGGATTCAGTTTTACGCTTCTTAGCCGGTTGGGAACTACCACGCAAAGACGGTCTTTTGGTCATATTGTTGTTATCAGGAGCGCTCAAAGCCCGACGACCAACATTATAACCATAAACCCCAATTGCAGCAATTGAACGACCAAAAGTAGTACCAAAATTGTCAGTAAAAAACTGCCAATCCGCTTCTTCTTCTTTATTGTCCGCATACCCGAAATCATGCTGACGACACGTCTCGTCAGTTTCATCAATCGCAGGAGCAAATCCATGAACCGACGGCACATCACGACCATCAGACCAATTAGGACCACACCAGTTACCATAAACTTTCATTGTTATAGCAGCAAGCTACCTCAGTCCAGTGTGGGGCGGTACCCCCACACCGTCGAACTAGACGTCTGTACTAATAAAACATTCCAACAGCGGCCAATCCACCATGGATGTACGTACAGCGCCATTTACGGCGTTAGCAAAACTTTCCTCTGCTTCTTCCACTCCAATACCATAACGGTCGAAGAAAAAGTCGCAGGTTTCCGTTGTGATGGCATGATCCTCCACCACAAGAGATTTGTACTTAGCTCGCTCATCACAATACGGATTAGCGGCCACTCCACCCAACATTTTGAGTTGCAAGGCGACATATTGTCGCAGTACAGGAATATATTTCACTTGTTTTTTCCAACCCAACATCATCCCCTTGACGTCGGGATCTGAAAGAGCCCTAAGACTGAAACCTAACTTCGGTAGTTGCCTACCTATCTTCGGTCCCAGCACAAACCCACCCTGGACGGGCCAGAAAATTGAAGAACAAAATTCTGCGTTCGCCCAAGAGTGGTGGCTCTTTATTTTTACGGAAAACCCCAAAGAATTATTAACTACTTTAAAAGCAGTGATAATTCTATCCAGTTCCCTCCCGGCTATGATGCCACGGATGACAATAAGATTGTCGTCCCCCAACACCAACATCTTGTAATGCTTAATACCAAGTTTCCTCAGTATAGTAGACATCACTAGACCATTTATCAAAGAGTTTCCACACGATGTATACGGAACACCACTCTTAGTGGTGTATTTAACTCGATACTTTATGCCCTTAGACGAATAACCACGCGTAAAAAACTGCGCTTCATAAACGTCTCGAGCAAAAGCATACAAGCCAATTCCATATTCTTCGTAGAATTCTTGCTCCAACTCATGTGCCTCCGAACCCATATGGGCGTCGTAACGTGATTGGTCGATTTCCAAAATGGTGACATCATCGTCTCCAAATTGTCCCCGCCATCTCCCTAAGTCTTCACCGGTTGCACCACTGGTATACCAAATGTCGTCAACCTCGCTCCAAATTTCCGCAAGTCGCTTGCCGAACTTGCGCATAAATGGACCGAGTGCCGCATTGGCTTCATCAGTAGTGCCCTGGATAGCCCTAGGGTCAAAGTCCTCAAATTCAGAGCCACCTTTCAAAGTCAGCTCTCTTTTGACGAACAAATTAAACACTGCATGCTTAGGCTCAAAACCAGCTTCCTGGAGATTGAACCAAGCATTACGGTGTCTGGCTTGCTTGGCCTGAGGAAATCTAGAGTTCCACTCTTCGAAGTCTAGTTCCTCATCGACGTTCTCACTTTCGCATCTAAACCGGGGCAGCCATTTCTTGGCAGTGTTCTTGACAAAAGACCACGCCACTGCTTCCTCTTCTGGAACCTTCATCAAGGCCCGGTTAACGACAGCTATCGTTTCATTGTTCAAAGAAGCATAAGGTACGACGGGTATATACTGACTAAACGTCATTGCGACAGGAAAAAACTGAGGTTTATCCTCAATCTTCTCACTGTCACCCCCTTCCACCTTAGCCCCAGCCCTTATCTCTTTCAAGGGCATGGTGCACTCAACTCCAGGCAGGCCTTTCGGCCAAGCCTTAGCGGCGTCGAAGGTACCAGTAGGTACCGACGAACGATTTTCATTATATGCTTCAACCGTCAAATTGACAGTACTCTCACACTCCACTGGAGGGAGACCCGCACAACAAATGAAATTTTCCAAAGACATAGTCTTGGCTAACCGCGCGTATAAGCGCATCTTAATTGGGGTACACAACCGATTGAACGCATCTATCTCGTCTTCAAGGGAATATATGAAGGCGAATGCTGAACCATATATAATGGAATTCAACCTCAACTGTGCTGGAATAGAGATCTTAGACGACCGCACGGCGGACCGCATCAAGTTTATACACTTGCGCAACCCCTCCTTATTCCTTTCTACACCAACCATCTTGCAAGCCACCTCCTTAACCACACCTTTCGGTATAAGTATAAGAGTGGAAGTCTCATTTCTCACCCAAATGTAATCGCCGAGGCTCCTAAAAGCACGCTTCTTAATCGAAA